GCCGTGAGGGTAATCGAGAGACCTAACCGTGTTTGGTGATCATCGCTCGCGAACTCGGAGCCGACGATTCCGCCCGAAGTGCGTCGGGTGCTCGAGTTGCGATGCGTCAGATCGATAGTCTTCGCTACCAGCGAGTACAAGCGCGCCCGCCGCGGGATGGACAATACCTGCTGCGATGTGAGCTGCGGCGGACGATGGATCTTCTATGCCTTGCTTGCTGGCCGACGCGCCGCGACCTGGGCAGGAGGCGTTCGCACGGGACCGGCCTAGAGGGGTTGCGGCGGCTACTGACGCTCGTCACGTGCTGGGGCGTAGAGATTTCCGGATGAGGCACGGGTGCGTGATCGGACCTGTGGAGCAATACGCCAGGCACGCGCCGATCCGCGCGCGCCGGTGTACGCTCGTTCCGTTGTCTAGGTTCCCGGCGTGTGGTGGACCAAACGCGCGGACTTGCACTTTTCTGCGCACTGAAAGCATGGCGCACTTCGGTGTGTGCCTGACACGGCACGTGACGCGAGGCTGCTTGCAGATGTTGCAAGAACTGCCCTCGCAGAACAGCTCCCCACCCACGAACGTGACGCTCATCGTCGTCGGAGTGACAAACTTTATGATAGCAGCTGACACGGTACTTTTGCCATGCCGTGGCCGGTGTGCGCAGCAAATCGGCATCCGTAGCGAGGCGGACGCTCCTCGTTCTGAGCACGCATTACCGTGCTGAGGCCCGCGGCTGCTGGCCATCACGGCCAGCGCCGCGGGCGGGGAGGGCTTCGCATGAGCCCCCCTTTTTCAACGAGCGCGCGATCTCGATCGAGAGTTGCTCATTCACCTGGTAGCTGACCGCCAAGAGAGTGGTGGTCGCAATCCGCATGCTCTCTGGACAAGGGGCAGGATGCGGCGCCGGTGGATGAACAGGCAGACCTGGCGGCCGCGCTGCAGATGGATGCGGCGAGAACTGTGCCGTTCGATCGCGGAGTTGCGGTCGTCAATGTGTTCGCGGGTGCAGTCGCTTTGGCGGCCGGTGGTGGTTTGAGTTGCTGTCCGGATTCCCAGATGTGGAGGCGCGGACAGCAACCTGCTGCAAGAAGGCTCGCATAAGGGCGCGCAGAGCAAGCGAGAGCGCCATCAGCATAGCGGATCGAGAGCGGCACGGCAAGCATAGGGCGCGCCTGGAGGCCGAAGGAGATCCGCAGCAGCAGAGACTACTGCCGATGCAGATCTCCGCCGACGCTAGCCCGCCGCTGGTGGATGACGGGGTGCTCGGCGATGCGCTGCGAGTCGAGCCGCGGAAATGCCTGACAAACGCTTCGATCTGGGCATGCAGGCTCTGGCGCTCATCGAGCAGATCCGGTTGGGTACTAAACCAATTGGAAAGAACAGAAGCGCCCCGCAGGCAAGCTCAGTTGGGGAATCACCATCTGGATTAGCTCGGGCCAAGCCCTCAAGTATGCGCTCCACATGCGCCGTAAGAGCCGCTAAAGCACAGTCCAGTCGGTGGGATTTCACCAATCTGGGACAGTGACAAAACACGGTGGTGGTTCGGCGGTCCGTTGGGGATATCATCTGGCGCGATATTGGGGAATAACCATCACAGCGCGCGTACAGTACGCGCGCTGTGCGCACGATGTTCTTGTTCATAAGAGAGATGCTACGCTTCTCATGAATCTTGATCATGAGAGCTGTCGCGCAGAAGAAGAGGCGACGCTTCGCGCGCCGATGATGGTCTGACATTCAGTCTAGCTTTCTTCGTCGGCCGCCGCTGCAGGAGGAGCTGCGCTGAGCGGATCCGCAACGACCTCCAGAGTTATGGTGAGGTTATTAACCAGCTCCTACGAGGAAACACTGGACACTCCAGAATACGGGCCAAGCCGCGCGCGGTGATTTCGCCGTCGAACAAGGGGAACTCGCGTTAAGCCTCAACCGCGATGCAGCACACCTCGGCGGATGCTGTGACACACTTGCCTTTCTGGATGCATCGGGAAGAAGCCGCAAAGTGGTGGCAGAAGCTGTGAGTAAGCTCCTCACCTTCGAGGTGCTCGAGACCGTATCACGAGGCACGCTCACAGACGCTGCCATTTTGGAGCCGGTATTTCAATCGCAACATGCAAGAGCAGCGCGTGCACGTGGAGCGCTGCTGAACCATGTGATAGATCGCCAATTAGAACCCGACCTATGCACCAACTTAGCTAGCCAGCGAAAGCTGGGAAGCACACTCCGCCGCAGCAAACGACCGACAGACGGGCGCTTTTCCCCAGGTATAAAAGAAAAGCGAACAATGGCATCCACTAGTCCGCAGCAGCTCAAGCCGCGAGCGCGACCTGGAGAAGCTGTTGGGCCGCGGCGATCGCGGCAGCGGTTGTCAAAGAGTAAGCGAGAGTTCGACCGGACTGCCCTAAGGAAGACAGAACGCGTTCCTTTCTCACGGCCAGAGGGCAATCGTCACAGCCGATCTGGAAGGTCTCGCCTGGAGATCCTCGCGACGGATCGGATCCGCCGGCTCGCCATTCAAACGCGTGTCACTTCGATGCCGATGAACTGCAGGATCTCATCGAGAGTCGTGAAAGAGCACGGCGTGATTCAGCCTGTGATCGTGCGCTCAGCGGATGGCAAACGTCCTCGAGCTAATCGCTGGCGAGCGCCGCGGGCGAGCGGCACGGCTGCAGAAGGATATTCCGGTCGTCATCCGGGAAGCCACTGACGAGCAGGCGCTCGAGCTGCAGGCGATCGAGAATCTGCGGCGCGAAGATCTGAACGCGATCGATCGAAGCGACGAAGTATGAGCAGCTCATCGCCAGCTATACGGTGACACCATCAGATCGGCCGCGTGGCCGCAGTGGCAATGCTTCGAGGAGAAGCTCGGCGGATGAAGAAGACTTCAGCGAGTCTAGGCGGCTGACCTTGACTCAATCTGCTCCAAAGTGCAGGAGCTGGTTTTGCGCAGGAAGCTGCCGCACAGCCACGCCGAATTGCAAACTAACCAACTGAACGATTCAGTATCACGGTCGCGCAGCTCGCAGCAGGTTCGCGGCGCCAAGGCGGACAAACGGGAAGCCGCTCGGGACATGTCCTTTCGGTTGCTGAAGCGGTTGTAAGCCAGGCAAAGGGCACGCGCAAAGAATCTCGCTGCTTGGCAGAAGAAGCGGCTGGAGTTCGCCGCGATGTCATCTCCATGTGCTGACGGCCGCTCGAAGCGGAAGAAGTGGATCGGCTGGTCGCGTAGATGGTGGCTATCACTACCTCATGTCGGGAGCTCCATTCGTGAAGCGACGATAGCTGCGATATGTGCAGGCTCGAATTATCGAGAGAGTCACAAAAGCTCTGCGCACAGCACACCTGCAGTATCTCTCGGACGGGGCCCATCGGAGCCCCGGTGATTGACTATGATCGGAGCAAATTAGCGGATGCGGCGGTGAAGGCTGGCGGAAACTGAACAAGCCTGGCGTCCCTCGACGAAATGCCGTCCGAGCAGGCTAAGTGCACAGGCCCACTAACCGCCGTCTGAGAGCGTCACACACGGCAATCCGTGTTGTAGTGCAGAACATGAGATACTCTACTCGTTCGTCACGTCTGGCGGTTCTTCGCCGCAGCTATGCTTGGGCAATGGCGATGCGCTCCTGTCACGCGACTGAGCAAACTGGCGGGGTTGGCGCGGAAACACCTGGGGCGAGAAGCTCTCAGACATGACGGTGCACGCACTCCGCGGCGTCTGCGGCGGAAATCCTGCTCTATTACGATGTGACCGAGCGACTACGGCCGACGAGTGGGGGAACACCTCGTTCAAAGCAGCTTGCGATCCTGTGCCAGGTGCAGCTCCCGTCATGGGGTGGCGACGAGGTCCAAGCGTGTCTGGAGATGATCGACGTGTGGAGTATCTAGATGAAGGGCCTATCAACTTCGAGCAGGACGGTTTTTATCTGGTCCCTGGTATTTCGAATGCGCCGCCTATCTGCGCTTCGGGAAAGGCGCGAATTTCTCGCTGCGCATTCGCGCGCTGATGTACGAGCCAACAAAGTGGCTGCTCGAGTATCGCTTCCGCCTTTTTTCGCGACGTCGATCATAATCACCAGGATGAGCTGAACTCCTACGCTCTCACCTTTTCCGAGTGACGAAACGAGCAGCGACAAAGCCTGCCCGCGTCTTTGAGATCCTCGTGGCGCTGGCCGGAATCGGTGCTACATATATCGCGCGGTCCGCGGCGACGCAGAACGCTGTGATGTACACAAGCTGGACGTCTGCCTATGTTTCATACAACACGGGTGGTCGTGTCGTGATTGTGGAGTTCACCGAAGTGCAGCGGCAAGCGATCCTGCTTGCGCTGGCTAAGCTGTCCTCACGCGACCTGGCTGGCTTCACTGCACTGCCTCACTCGATCGCAGAGAGAGCATACCTGCAAGGAAGGCGATGTATGAGTGTGTTCGATCGTTTGGCCCGGACATCCGATCCATTCATCGGCTTGGAAGAGGTCCACCATGGTCGCGTCCACAGGCGTTGCGCTCGGCAACTCTTATCGTGATCGCTGACTGGTTTACTGCTGGGCACGACCTGGGGACAGTTATGAGGAAACGAACGAATCGACGAAAGGACTGTCGCCAGCATTGCCCAAAATGCGGGAAAGTACTCGATGCCGCAACAGCGTCGAAGATTCCGGAGATAGGCCGCGCATGGCAGTTTATCTGTCTGCTTCGACTGCGCAGAGCTGCTCATGTTCGTCCAGACTAAAGCTCGAGCTCCTAGGCGATAGAGTCGTGGGATCCCGCCCGACGCCATGGAGACGCTTTTCAACTACAAAAGCGGTGCTGCGCCGATCGAGATTTGCAGCGCCCAAACCGTATGGCTGACCAATCATGAGCAACTGAAGATCTCCACGACCTATCCGCCCTCGATGCGGTGACGCAAAAGTTTGCGATCCTTGGGCGCACAGGCTCATGCAAAAGCTACGGCGCGACAAAGCTGTGTGAGGAGATGCTCGACGCCAGGCTCAGGTGGTCGCGCTGGATCCCGTAGGCGTTTGGTGTGGACTACGCACCGGCACTGCTGATGGCGACGGGTACAACATCCGGTGTTCGGCGGAATCCATGGCGACATTCCGCTCGAGCCTGAGGCTGTGCGATGATGGCCGATCTGATCGTAGAGCGAAATCTCTCTGCAGTGCGGATCTCTCGAACTTTCTCCTGCTGAGCAGCGCAGATTCGCGACTGCTTTTGCGATACAGCTCTTTCAGCGCAAGAGACGCAGCGCAGCCCGCTGCACGTCTTCTTCGAGAAGCGCAGGAGTTGTGCCCCAGAAGGTCGGCAGGAGTCGGCGAAGATGTCGGCGCGTTCGAACGGCTGATCAAGCTAGGGCGCAATTTCGGCATCGGCGCGACCCTGATCTCTCAGCGGCCGCAGGCAGTGAACAAGGATGTGCTCAACCAGACAGAGTGCTTGCTGGCCTTTCAAATGACGGGCCACATGAACGGAATCGATCGAGGGGTGGATCGCGGAGAAAGGAGTGAATGAGAACATCGCCGACATTCTTCCACATCTGAAAATCGGATGTCACCTCTGGTACCTCAGTGGTTGCAGATCACCAGGCAGGTGAAGATCGCCAAAAGAAGACGGCTGTGTGAGCTCAACACCAAAGCCTGGCATGAAGGCGGTTGAACCTCAGGAGCTGAAACCGTGGAGCTGGAAGAGCTACGAGAGAAGATGGCAGGACGATCGAACGCGCGAAAGCTGAAGATCCGAAGGAGCATCGCAAGGAACTCGCGGATGTGAAGCGCCGGCTGGCTGATATGGTGCAGCGGGAAGAGGAGAGATGAGAAGGAGCAGACTGCAGCGGAGTCGAAACCGGCGCCACGCCAGAAGAGTGGGAGCAGATTAGCTCTTGCAGTGGTGGCTCGAGCAGAGTTTGGCGTGCGACTGAATGCGACGGTGCAGACAGCTCTCCCGCAACTGTTCAGGCAGGGATCGAAGTCGTGAGCAGGCTACAGCCACTCGTCGCGAAAATTGCAGAAAAGCAGCCGGCTGATGCAAATATGCAAAAAGGCGGTGCGATTATGCAAAAGGCGTCCTCGAAAATGCATAAAGCGGCCGCGATCATTCCTCCTCGGGGCGAATCGGCAGGGGAGATCGGCGGCGGTATCCGTCGGATGATGATTGCGTTGGCCCAACGCCCTGGACTGAACAGCAAGCAGCTCGGAGTAAGAGCATCGATGTCCAGCAACAGTGGCACGTTTGGCACTTACCTCGCGAAACTCCGGACCAATGGTTGGCTGGAGGGAGGGCGCGACAGCATGCAGCTCACACCTGCAGGAGTCGCGGTCTTGGGTGAATACACGCCGCTGCCCGAGGGTCAGGCGCTCTTAGACCATTGGCTCACTGACTTAGGACAAGGGAGCGGTGCCGCACGGATGTTGCAGGCTCTCGCGAACGCGTATCCTCAGGCACTCACAAAGGAGCAGCTCGGCACAGCCGCTAACATCAGCCACAGCAGCGGCACCTTCGGCACTTACCTCAGCAAGCTACGCACTCTCGAGCTGATCACCGGAAGCAAGGAGCTACAGGCTAGCGCCGAACTCTTTGGATGACGTGGCGGGCATCCTCAGCTCAGGGCGGGCACCACACGGCCACCCCCCCCTACAAGGAGTCTCCTAAGCCACCCCCCATGGGAGCAGTCTAAGCGACTCCCAGCAGTTTTTTACGTATGACCAAAAAAGCAAGTTCCCATGAAAAACCGCAACCGGCGCCGCTGGCGTCGGGAATTCCAGTGCATTGTAAGTTCGATCGGATCGCGCCAGCGGCCGAGCTGAAGCTCTATCCTGGCAATTACCGTAAGCACCCAGCGAAGCAACTCGATCGGATGCACAAGGTTATCCAGGGAAACGGCTGGCGCCGGTCGGCCGTCGTCTCCTCGCTCAGCGGGTGTGTGACGAAGGGCAACGGCACCGTGCAGATGGCACAGCGGCACGGACTCGATGTCCCGATCGAGATCCAGCACTACCGGAATCGCGCAGAGGAGCTGCGGGACCTGGTTGCTGACAACAAACTTGCAGCCCTTGCGGAAGACGATGACGCGGCCCTGCAGAAGCTGCTCCAGGAACTCGATGCGTCAGAGCTGGAATTCGCCGCCGTGACGTCAGACGAACTCGAACGCCTGCTCTCGGAGACCGATGTTCCCGAGGGCGAGTTCCCGATCACCGCGAAACTCGGAGAGTCCTACGACTACGTCCTCATTTTCACCACCAATGCCACCGAATATGCCTTCCTCCAAAACCTCGTCGGGATCCAACCAGAACGCAGCTACAAGAAAACCGGCGTCGGGCTCGGTCGCGCGATCCCGCTCGAGCGAGCCCTCGCCGCTCTCCGTGAAAATCGTCATTCCCTCGATGTCCAGGGCAGCAACGATGACCACTCACCGGCTACTGCCAAGCGCGCTCGTGTGCGTGCCACGAAGCCAGGCTAATGAATACGCGAAGGTCGTTGGGGCTGATCGCGTCTGGACGCACCCGGACGAGGTGAAGGGACTGACGCCGAAGCTTAACTGGATGTTCGACTGCTTCGATCGTTGGAATGACGGGGATGCGCTCGTTTTCGTGGACGACGACATCCTCAGCGTGCAGCGGTGCTTCGTCGAGAAAGGCGAACCGGCAACTATCCGAGATCCGGAGCTGATCGAGGCGATCATCACGAACACCGCGCGCCTAGCTGCCGACGTTGGCGCATTCTACTTTGGGTGGGAGGCGAGCAATGGCGCGCTCCGCTACTATACCGGTCTGAAGCCGTTCATGCTCACCGGCTACATCAACGGCTGTGCCATGGGGTTCCGGCGTGGCCACGGCTTGCGCTTCGACGAGCGGATCGTCGCGAAGAACGATTTTGATATCGCAGCGCAAAACGCATGGAAGCACCGGCTGTGCGTGAAGGATTGCCGCTACACCTTTTGCCAGAAGGAGACATTCACCGGCCGAGGCGGGCAGGCGGCGTTTCGCACCTCAGCGACCGAGAAGCGAGACGTTGTTCTTCTTCAAAAGAAATGGGGCGATCTCTTCACCTTCGGCGGGCACTCAGGCACACGGAAACGTGACTACGCGGGTGTGCAGAAAATTACCATGAATCTTCCATTCTAGTCCTTGACCAGTGGAGTAATGTGGCGTTACATAACGGCACAACTACGAACCTGACCACGAAAGAAAGGTGCAGCATGGAACTACCAGAACTTAGCCACTTACAATGTTTAGTCATTCAAATCATCGGATCAGGCAAGCTTACAGGGCGAGAGCTCCGAGAAAAGCTAGCGGGGGCGGGGGCCGCTAAATCGGGACCTGCCTTTTACCAGATGATGTCCCGGCTCGAAGAGTCTGAATATGTGACCGGCGAGTATTCTCAAAAGATAGTCGAGGGTCAGATTATCAAAGAGCGAGCCTATCGTGTGACTGGCTCAGGCGAAGAAGCCCTAACCCGCGCACTGCGATTTTACGAATCCCTGCGGCCCATCGTTCGACATCCATCCTATGTATAAGTTGAACCTCTCTCTTCGGAACGTGTTTTGGCTCCCGGTGCAGATAAGTCTGCTAAGGTTTGAGATCTATTATTCCCTTCGGAATCGGTCCAAAATCAGGTCTCAGCGCCGGATGCTGGAAGCGCAGTTAATGCATCTTCGGATACTGAAGCAGCGCCCAGACCTGCCTTCCGAGACTACGTCTTGGATTGAGCATCTCATGGCTCGCACGCTTGAAGCGGACCAGCAAAGTGCTCGGGTCTTGGCCATCACTTCAACTAAAGCGGATGAGTGGGAAGCAGTGCTGGCGGCGGCTATGGCCGCGTGGAGGGAGTTGATCCGCCCTAAACTCAGCGAGCGTTTCCGGTTCTCGATATCTGAGCTGATTGGTTTGTTAGCCGTAATGTTTCCTCCCAAGGTTCGCGAGCGAATATTCGTTCCTTGCGCTGAGGAACTGAAGGAAACCTACATTCTCGATCAAAAAGCGACAGCAGGTGTGGGACGGAAAGCCTGGATAGGGTTTTGGTGCATTATGAACTTGTTACATCTGACCGTTCGTTCCGTCAGTGCGACGTTCTTCCCTAAGGGCTTCCCAGGCTTCAAGTTCCTTGCCTTAGCAAGCGCCGCGGTGACCTGGATTCGCTCAAGAATGGAATAGGCCACACAGCCCCAGTAAACCCACCAACCACCGGGAAGACGCGACCCGGCCAAAAACGCGAATGTCACCATGGCCAATCAAACGGCGCTGGCTCTGCCAGACGCACTCCTCGTCCGCTACTTCCGCGCTGCGGAAATTGACGACATTACTGCAGTCACGTCCCTGGAGCACGGTCGTGTTCAGGTGCAGCTCCAGATCGCCGGAGAAGAACGGACCGACTACTGGCGAGATCTGGGCGGCGGACTCGGCTTCGTGCCAGACGGCGAGTGACGGCTTGACCGTCCCACAGATCCGCGCAAGGTGCGCCCTCGTGAACGAGGACGTTGCCGAAGCTGCAGCCGCCTGGCTCCCTGCGTGGGGATTGCCAGCGCCGCCGCCTGCCGGCGTGAAGGATCTGAGAGGGCAGGGGATTCGCGTCGCGAAGTTCACCGATGAGGAGACTTCCCGCTTCTTCTTTCCACGCCGCACCTTGGGCTTTCAGCAGCGGATGACGAAGACGATCACAATGCAGCTTCGGAAACGCGGCGCGAAAATTGTCAGCGTCCAACTCACCCCGGAGGACTACGCGCGCTGGCAACAAGCTCAGGGGCAGCCGGACACGCCCGAGCTGCGCTTCAGCTTCGCCACGGTCCCGCCCTGAACTATTGTGAAAGGGAAGCCACAACCGAAGGCTCGGCCGCGTGGAGAGCGGAAGGCTGAGGCGGACAAGCTACAGCGGAAGTGGGGTGGAGTCCGTGACTCGTCTCCCGATGACGTGCGCCGCGCTGGAGCGCGATCGGCGCGCGGCTTGCAGCGATGACCGGGGTTTAGCCGACGCCGCGCCAGCATCGGCCTTGCTGGCGTGAGGAAAAGTTTCTGCACGAGCGGTTTCGCGCGACGTCGCGAGTGCCGACGGCGAATCTCTTCTTGTCCGGCGGGGCAGTTCTCGCCGGCAGAAACCGAAACGGGGAAGAGGCAACCCCACCAAAAACCGCCGCTGACAAATCGTGCAACACAGCACCCCTGCAGAGATTATCGAGAAGCTCCGCAAGCTTCTACGTCTGGCATCCGACAAAGCCGCCACACAAGGCGAGGCGGAAGCAGCCATGCAAAAAGCGCAGGAGCTCGCGCTTCGCTACAAGGTCGAACTCGCCGGCATCAGTCATTCCGAGCGGCCGGCCGAGGAATACACAGAGGACCGCCAATCCCGACGGAAGACCTTCCAAGCCAAATACGTCGAGTGGATCGTCCGGAAGCACTTCAACGTCCACATGGTCCTCGGCGCGAATGGCGAACTCTTCATCATCGGCAAGCCGACGGATCTGGAGTTTGCCAAGTGGGTCATGGAGTTCCTCGAGGCGGAGTTTCCGCGGCTCTGGACCCGTTACCAGCGCGAGACGCAGTGCGGCCAAGGCGCGCGCGTGAACTATTTCTACGGCGTCTATTGCGGACTCGACGCGAAGCTCACCGAAAACCGCGAGCGGGTCGAAGGCGAGGCGATCGTCGAGGCGCAGATGAACGGCGACACCCGCATCGCCGCGAACTACCAACTTGCCGTTGTAAACGACAAAATGGCTCTCGCCGAAGCCGTCCTGAAGTTTCATCCGAACGTCAGAGCCGGCCGCGCCGCTAACCTCAACCTCCGTCACGGCAACGCCATCGCCGCCGGCAAGCAGGCGGGCCGCGAGATCAATATTCATCGGCCGCTCGCCGGTGGCAAAGTCGCAGGGAGGCTCCACTAATGGGCTCTGCAACTATTTCGTTCAAGCCGGGGCGAATGCTGATGTCGCGCGGCATCGCGGCGCTGATCTCTGATCACGGCTCCGCTCGGATCGTGCGCCGTTGCCTGGATCGGCATCTCTCCGGAGACTGGGGCGAGATGTGCGAAGAGGATCTGCGCGCCAACGAAGAGGCGCTGCGCGAAGGTGCGCGCCTCTTCTCTTCCTACCAGACTGAACTAGGCAAGATCTGGGTGATCACCGAAGCCGACCGCGCCGCAACTACCATTCTGTTGCCGGAAGAATACTAGGCAACGTGAGCACCGGCCCTGCCAGTGTCCGGAAAAGTGATTGCACGATTGGATGCGCGCGACGTCACGACTGGCTCATTCGAAACTCTCATTGTGCGGCGAGAAAACTACTCGTCGGACACTTAACCAAAACCGGGAAGAGGCAACCCACCAAACCGCCGCTGAAAACCAATGAACGCACTCCGCACCATCCGCAGCATCGCCATCGGCAAAGCTAACACCTTGCAGCGCTGCCACCGTCACTTGAAGCTCTTCGCCCAGCGTTCGCCGAATGGAGCGATGGCGAAATTTACGTCTGCAAAAAGACTGGCACTTACCGCTACCGCTTCGGCGATCGCAGTAAATCGGTCACTGCGTGGGACACGCTCGCACGCCAGGTCTTTCCCTCCGCCGGAAGCTTTGCCTTTGCCGCCATGGTCTTTGGATGCGATCGACCGAAGGAGTTACCAGCCGCGTCTCCGCAAAAGCTCGAGTCGGAGCGCGCTAACGTCGTCGCCCTTGCCGCCTAAGCTATGCGCGCACTTACTGTCTCCACACTTCACCGGCCGCGCCGGCGGGACTACACACGCACTGCGCAGATCCGGCTCTCTGGCCGCTGGCTCGAGTCCGCTGGCTTCGAGGCTGGCAGCCGCGTCCGCGTTCAGGTGCAGCAAGGTCAGCTCATCATCACCGCGTCATGACAAAGCGCGACAAGACACCGGCTGACAACATCTTTGGCCCCGCCGCCTCCATTCTGGAGGCGGCTCGGGGGCTGGTCAGTAAGCGCGATCGCGTTGCCCTTCTACTGGATGGCGACCCAGGCATCGGCAAGAAGCTGATTGCCGACCAGATCGCTTTGGAGCTGACCGGCTCCCCGTACGCGATTGAGCTGACCAACGGCCAGAGCACCGGCGTTGATGTGGTCCGCGAATGGCGGGACCGCGGTTGCTATGGCAATCTGTTCTCGAAGTGGACCGTTAAGCGGATTGAGGAGATCGACCAGATGAGCGGCTCAGCGATGAGCGAGATGCTCACTTTTCTCGACACGCTTCCCGTCCGTCACGCGATCATCGCCACCACCAACGAGTTCGCGAAGTTGCGCCAGCTCACGAAGGGTCGCCTCGAGTCCCGGTTTATCAGGCTCCCCGTAGATGCACCCACAGCCTCGGAAACTGCGCGCGAGCTGGTGCGTAGGTTCGGAATCCCTGCGGAGAAAGCGAAGATCATCGCGCGGGGCACAGTGCCCGACGGAATGCTCGACGGCTGCAACGTCCGAGCCGCATTCCACGACGCCGAGGCACTGCTGGCGGTGACCGCGTCCAAACGAATTTTCCAGACACTGTCTGGAAAATTGGAGGGTGCATGTTGATGACCTTCGCCGAAGTCCAGACGCCTGGAGGTCACCGCGCCGGGGAGGTCGCCAGCGCGCTGCAGAAGTGTATTCGCCGCGGCCTTGCCGACGACGCGCTGTATTGGGCCACGGAACTGGATCTCGCCGGCTTTGGGGAATACGTCTTCAAGCGCCTGGTCATCATCGCCAGTGAGGACGTGGGCCTCGCCGACCCTCACGCGTGCCAGATCGTGGCCGCGCTTCGAGACTCTTGGCGGGACCAGCGGAAGAAAGACGACAAGCGCCACGTACCGGAGCGGCTTTTCCTCGTGCATGCCGTGCTCTATCTCGCTCGAGCCCCGAAGAGCCGCATGATCGATCACGCCCTCATCGTCCACTACGAAGGCAAACGCGAGCGGCGGAAGGTTCCAGACTTCGCCCTCGACCGCCACACAAGCCGGGGAGGGCCAAGAAACGCGCGTGGAAGCACTTCTGGGAGGAAGGAGCCCACGTCGAGAACCACGCCAGCCTCGACGATTCTTACGCAGAGCGCGCGCAGGAGATCCGGAAAGATCTGCAGATGGAGATGAATTTGTGAAAGCGATTACCTTTTTGGAGTCAGCCGAAGCGGGATGTCTCTGCGCAGCCCTCTAGATAGCAGGCGCAGAGTTACGCCGTCGATCAGGCTTATCGGACCATGACCAAACTTGGGTTTCAGCTCAAAAGTGACGCGATCAGGATCACCTGGCGCAACACGAATTGTGTTCTCGGGCTTGTGCATGACACCTCCCCCCGGCATCCCAATCGCCACATATTCCGAGATCGTTCCATCGGGGAAGGGCATGCCGCTGGTCGGATAATCAGCCGGCGTAATGAGGCGTACTTCAAGCTCAACCATAGACTCAGTTGCGTTTTCCCGGAGGTGAAAATCTACATCAACTGAAACTGTGAAGAAGCCACTTCCCTCATGTGTCCTACGCGCCCGTAAGATTGCGTGCAGGTCCACCGTAGTCGTAATCGTCAATCAACTTCCACGCCATTTAGAAGCATGATGATTTGATCAAACGGGTCGCGGACGGATTCGCCTGGGTTAGTCAAGTAGTACGCAGCTCTTTCTCTCAGGCGTGCCTTCAACGACGCGATGCCGTCGGAATAGACGATATGAAAGTGGTGTTTGAGATCGAAGGGGATGTCGTCAGAGTTGTTCGTCAGGAGAATCACTCGTTTCCCGAGCGCATGCGCATAGCCAACCTCGTAGAAGACATTCGCGTTCCGTCGACATATCTGCAACGATTAGGTCAGCTTTTGCAATCTGGTTATAGATGCGCTCCAGCATGGTCTCTTCGAAGATCTGCTCATCGACGCGTTCGCAGTAATAGCCTGCGTCGGTGCAGGCTGCCTTGATGCCAAGGATGTATGTGTCGTCAAAATCCGAGCTGAACGGCATCAACACAAATGCGAAAGGTTTCGGTTGCATCCCTCCTGCGTCTTGGCAGGCACCGCTACAGTTGGCGAGGTCCAAGTTCGTTGACGCCGCACCACCGGCGTGAAGCTCGCGCCAGAAGACCTCGATAAACTCCAGACTAAGGAGATCGCCAATCTCATCCGGAAGTTGAATTCCGGCGGCACCCTTACCGGGCCACAGCGTGCCTTGCTAGCCCAAGCGCAGGCAGGGACCGCCTCAGCGGCGGCTGCAGGTGGCTTTGCTCAGACGTGGGATGAACTCGCGCAGCGGCTTGGTGTTTCTCGCAAGAGTATCCAGAACTGGCGGTCACGGGAGAAGCAGGGGAGTTGCCCGGGCCGCTGCCGATCGCCAGAGCCGACGGCCGTCACGACGTCGCCGCTTGGGCTGATTGCATGGTGCGCTACCAGCTCGCCCGCGCAGACGAGGAGGTGGATCCAGACGCCTGGAATGCTGACGATGACAATGGGCTGAAGACCGTCACCGACTGGAAGAAGCGCCGGGAAATGCGGGAGGTGCAGCGCATTGAGCGGTCGATGCTGAAGGATGATGAGCAGTTGCTCGTCGCGGCCGAGCTCGAAGTTGCAGTGGGTCAACTGCTCGCTGGGATCCAGACAGCGCTGACGCAAATGCCAGGCACAGAGTCGCGCTTCCTGGTCGGGATCCGGGACGTGCATGTGGTGCAGACTCGGCTGCAGGACGCGATGGGATACCATCCTGTCGCAGCTTAATCTCACCTTCTACATCGATGACATCGTTGGGGAGACGACCGCCGCGGCGTGTGAAGAGCCAGAGCTCCAGAAGTCGATCGAGAAGCTCCTCTTTGCCGGTGCCGATCGTGCCGCCCTGCTGGATCTGGCGCAGCGCCTGGCTGTCGCCTCGCTGCGGGCGATTGGGCAACGCGCCGTCCGCCAGCTCACTGGCGACCGCGTCGCGGATTTGGAGCCTGAGCTTTCGGTCGAGGCTCCGGCCGCGTCAGCGCCTCCTGTAAGAGCAGCCACGCCAGCGAAACGTCGCGCCCGCAAGTCTGGCAAAGCCAAGTCGCGCGCCTGATCCGCACGACCAGCTGCGGCCAAGGGAAGCAATCAGGGCAAGGCTTCGGCGGAGGTTCAATCACGAAAGGCACGGACGAAAGACTTAGGGAGGGCTAGGGCAACTCTAGGCCGTTTCAAGGGGTGGGGGAAGTGACACGCCGCCGGAAGGCGTGACTCCGACCACAGACCTTCCGACCGTTCCCGCCGACGGGCATTTCATCAAAGCGCGTGAGTGGCTGAAGCGCGTGGTGAAAGCCACCCTGCGGCCACGTCCGAAGATGCGGCTGTGGGAGTGGCTGGAGAAACACTTCGTCATTCCGCGGGAAGTTGATTCGCCGAAGCCTGGTCCTTACCGCACCTCCACGTTCCCGCCGATGCGCGGGCTCTTCGATCTGATCGATCAGCCTGGTGTCCACTTTTTCAGCTTCTGCTCGAGCGCGCGTATCGGCAAGACGCTGCTCTCACTCGGGATCCTGTGTTGGTGGATCAGCGAGCGGTTCGGCACGGTGGTCTGGCTCGATCCGACACGGAAGACGGCCCTTCGCCTGGTCCGGACCGAGCTCGAATACTTCCTCCTGCAGTGCAAGCCGGTCCGCGCACTGGCGATCATCAGCAAGACAACCTGGACGGTGCTCGAAAAGAGCTTCGTCGGGAAAGTCTTCCGCATCGTCGCGAGCGGCGCCGAAGCGGACATGCACGGCTATCAGGCGCGGCTCGTCGTCATCAACGAGTCGGATCGCTGCCGGCAATCAATCGATCGCGACGCGGCCAGTGCTGACAAGGTCATCGCCCGATCGCGCCAGTTCGCTCATGAGCGGCTGATCGTCCGCAACTCCACGCCAACGGAGGAGTGGGGCGACATCTGGGTAAACTTCAAAGCGGATCCCACACTACTGTTACCTTCCGTGCCCGCACTGCAGCGACGATGCCGCGGCGAAGGTGAAGGCTGGCAAGCGGCTGCCGAGACACGCGCTCATCGATGAGACCAGCGGTGAGGTCCTCGCCGGCTTCCAGCGCCTGACGTTCTCGCCGGAGCAAAAGGACGTGCCGTTCGACCTGGTCGGGCGGCCGCTGAAACCAGGCGTCGTGCGCACCGAGCAAACGGGGGGCGTCCGCTTCGATCAGTTCGCTGTTTACAAAGAGAAACGCGCCGAGGGGCACCGCGGCAAGACGGAGCGGGTCAAAGTCGGTTACGACATCACAGCCGTCGAGAATGGCGCGACCTACACCTGCGCGCACTGCAAGCGCGACATCGAGTGGGTGGATCTGAATGGCTACATGCTCCCGCGGTTTCGCTGGTGGTCGCACAATACGAGCGAGCTGCGCGACAAGAGCCACCTCTCGGCACATCTTTCGGCGCTCTATTCGCCGTTCGAGTTCTGGGGAATTCTGGCCGCGGAGTTCATCGGCGCCAAAGGATCGCAGGGCAAGCTGATCAAGTTTGAGACGCTCACGCTCGGCCGGCCGAACATCCGGCACCGCGCGTCGATTCGGGAAGACGATCTCGATCGCGTCATTGCGCGCTGCCCTCATCGGTATGCCCAGGGCGAACTGCCGACGGAACCGGAGCTCCTCACGATGACTGTCGATCGCCAGGGCGATCAGATGTGGTTTGTGATCAGAGCTTGGGGCATTCTTTGGGATCACCCGGATCGGCCGACCTGGAGCGCGCTCGTGGATTGGGGCGAGTGCGTGAGTTGGGAGCAGGTTGAGGAACTCGCAGGCCTGCGCGAGCGCGCCGATGGGACCGTGCGCACGTTCAGCTACGCGCGGAAGATGGGACGGTTCGCGAGTATTGCGTTACAGCCGGGCTCGTCGATTCTGGTTTCGAGCCGCGAGTCGTGTACGAGTTCTGCCTGAAGTGGGCGCACATCTTCAGCCCGTACAAGGGCGGCGACGCCAGCAAGACGCGCGGCGGGCTCATCTATCTCGCAAAGATCCTGGACGACAAACTCGACCTAGTCTGGGCGTGGTCCGACCACTTCACCAGCCAGCTCTACTACGCCGCGCCTGCGCGACGGCCGCAATTCCATCGGCGACCTCATTCACTGGTGGCTTCCGGTCAATATCGACAGCCACTACCGCCTCCAGCTCACGTCCGAGAGGCAGTCGAGGAGAACGGGAAGATGATCTGGAAGGCCGTGAATGATAATCACCTTGGCGACTGTGAAAAGATGCAGGAGGTGCTTAGAGATACGATCGAGGAACGCCTCGACGCCCATCGCAAAGAGCGTCTGCTGCTGGAGGAAGACACCACAGAGCCGGAAGGCGATATGTCGCCGGCAGTGCTGCAGCCGCACGCGTGACTGTGTGTTTAGTGGTGATCCTGGCTCTCTCGCTGCTGCTAATGTGCGGTGAGCAGTTGTGCTACCATTCACACAATCGTGCGCGCTCGCACCCTCCTGTCGATCAAAGAGCTTTGCTTCACGCTTGGCATCTCGCGAACGACGCTTTGGCGGCATCGCCAACGCGGCGCGCCTCGTGATCCTCACGAGCTGGCTTTCTGGATCCAGGAGGACGACGCGGCCAAGTGCCTGCAGATCCCGTCCGCTGCTTTCCACGCGTTTCCGCGCACCGTGCGAGAGAAACTCATCGAGGCTGCTACCTTGTTGCAGTGCAACCAGTTGGAACATCCCGGCAGTGGCGGGAGTTCGGCAGGTGAGAATAAGTAGCACGCATGTTGACACACCTACTGCCTTGTCTAGCGACAGCGGCGGGGCGCGCTCATCCGAGCATCCGCCCCGCGCGCGCCGGCTACTAAACCCGCCAGCCATTATGCTTACCGCCGATCTCCCTGACACTCCGCTGGCCTCTTACTGGCCAGACACAGCGGCCACTCTGGATTCGCTGCCCGACTATCTGCAGGAGCAGATCGCCGAGTTCAACGCACCGCTCCCGATGACTTTCGCGGAGCGGACTAAACAATTTCTTTCCGTCGTCGCGGCCGCGATGAAGGAAGCCAACCTGCAGTTTGCGGAAAGTGAGGTTCGCAATAGTTCGAACGCTCCGCTCAACGGAGAGCTGGTTGAGGGAATGCGGATCCTCTCCGGATCCGGCGAGCAGAACCGCCAGCTTGCGTTCCGCGCAGCGTGCGTGCTGAAACAGATGGGCCTGGACGGCCGCAGCGACCAGCAGCTTGCCGACGATTACGGCGTCGTCACGACTCGCGCTGCAGCTCATGCCGTGCGGCGGAAGGTCGAACGGCAGACCGGGCTGCGCAGCCGTTCTTCCAAGACCGACACGACTCGTGAACGCTGCCGGCTCCGCAGGCTGGGCAAAAAGCGCGAAAGCGCTCCGTGGACCGCCAAGGGAACGTGGCAGTTCATGATGCAGACCCTCGCCCAACCTCTCCAGCTTCCCGCGCCCGTTTTCGCATGAGCACTCTTACCACTCCCGGCTCTGCCATCCTCCTCTCAGACGCCGACCAGCTTCGTGCGTGGCAGCTCGAGATCATCCAATGTCGCGACGCAGCGATTGCCTGGACGGCGCGTGGAATTGAGCGCGTCGTGCGCTCTGGCGAAAAGCTGATCCAGAAACAGGAAGCGCTCGCCGGCGATTTTGAAGACTGGTTCGCGACGCACAAGGAAGTTATCGGCTATTGCCTCACCACAGCCCGCAACTACATGGCGGCTGCGCGCCGCGTGAACAAAGTCGGCGGACTGGAAAAGGCGATCGAAGACTTCCCGACACAGACGGAACTACTCATCGCTTTGGGGATCCTGCCACCGAAGCCAGAGGCGGGCACTGGCGGCGAAACGAAGCAGCCCCTCTTCACGCTCAAGCTGTCGGTGAATGGCCCTTCGCCTGATCAGTGGACTTCGCTCGAGCGGCGAGAGTATCTGCAGAAAGCAAAGCCGGCCGTGGATCTCTACGAACGCTGCCGCGAGCTAGAGGGTGAATGAAAGCAACGTGCCCGCCCAAAGACCGCTGCCCTGCATGCCGCAGCAGGTCCATGCCGGGAAGCGTTCGGCAGATCCTCTGTACCTGGTTCGAACCGGTAGCCGCGATTAAGCGGCCAGTGCTGGCGAACGGCCGTTCCGCTCCAGGATCTTCTTCGTGCCCGCGATGACTTCGAGACGGACGCTTTCAACGCCATCTTGCCATGGCGTCGAAGTGAGCGTGACCAGGCGTTGCTCGAGCCAATCAAGCACTCGCGGATCCGACTCCGGCACCCATCCGGAGCGGCCTTCGAAGGAGTAACCGCTGCAGAGGCAGTAGTGCGGGAGGGTGAACTCTGCTCCATTTTCCATCCGCACCGTGCATTCCCGCTCCTGCATAGCGACCACGAGAACGAAAGGCATCGTCGGGCAAGCCCGCGAGCGCGTGGGACTCGCACGGGTAGTCCACCCAGGCATGCATGCCGGGGGTTATGGCGAGTTTCTTCATCATCATGCGCGAGAGGAAGGTTCACTTTTTGCATCTCGCTTCAACATCCATTCTCCCAACTGACGCACCATAAACCCGCCCAGCATCGTCAGCCAACCGATGTTGAAGAACAGGCTCCTAGACTCGTCTGAATTGTCCGGGAGAAGAGCTCTTGCAAGAAGAAAGCGAACCCGCAGCCGAGAATTGTCCCGGATACATAGATGAGATAACGTGGACTAAGATACGCAAAGAAGTGCTCCCAAGACATGCGACTTTGTCGCAGAGTGCAAGAGACATGAGGGCAGCCGACGTGTTGCGTGCAGTGTAAGTCGCTGAAAATCAGTAAATCCGCCTCCACATGTGTGGAGCTGGAGCCCGGTTGACATCCCCCGGGCGGCAATGACCGCCGCCTCACTTCGTTCCGTCTGCGACTCTCAGATCGAGCGCGGCCACCGCAACTTCGTCGAGCAGCTCGAGGAGCGTGCCCTCGCCAAGATTGCTTCCGGCGCCGGCGAAATTGCGCCGGTCGGCGAGGGGTCGCTCAATGGGCAGCAATTTTCTCGAGAGATTCGGCTCGATTGTACTCAGGTCGCTGAGATCGCACGCGCCGCGTTGGATGCAGCGGACGGGGATCCCAGCGGCGGATCCACGGGCATCACCTTTATCGACTTCAACCAGGCGCTGCGATGAACCTCGCATCCTTGTTCGGTCGCATTGCTGGCCGCGGCGGCAACGCTTTCAACGAAACGATCGCCGCATCGATCGACCGGGCCAACGTCCGGTTTATACTGCCTGCAGATTCGACGCTCTATCTCAGCGAGCGCAGCCGCACCGCGATCAACGAGAAGGTCGAGTGGATCTGGCAAAACTTCGGCGTGGTGAAAGAGGGCGGGGCTGGCATCGCCGGCATTCTGTGGGGAAGGGGATCAGCTCGAGCTGAATACTTCGATGAAGAGTGGGATCGGGACGCTGAAGACGATTTCGAGGATTACGCGCTCACGCCCGAGCGGTGCGACCTAGCAGGCCGCGCAACGTGTATGAGGCGCAGACGACCGGCATCGAGCAGCGGATCTTCCGCGGCGAATTCTTTGCCGCCAAGACCGAGAATCCTGAGTGGGACAACGAGCCATGCTTTCAGCTCTACGACTCGCAGGAGATCGTCTCGCCGGCAGATCTGGCTGGTCGCAAGATCATTGATGGCGTCGAGGTGAACGCAGCCACGCGGGCGCTGCGCTATTTCGTCCGCAATGACTCAGGCGGCACGAGCCCCATCGAGCGCGCCCGGATGATTCATTGGTTCAAACCGCACGCCGTGAACCAGGTCCGCGGCATTTCCGACATGGCGCAGGCGGTGAATCCACTCGTCGATATTCACGAACTGAAGCGGCTCACGACTCGCAGCGCGAAAGCATCGCAAACTGATCACGCTGGTGCTGAAAGGCATGGGGAAGACGAAGGGCCGCGGCGCGATGGGATCGATCAAGTCCGGCGCGCCTGGCGCTGGGCAGGAAGCCGCCACGGATACAGCGCAGCTCGAGCAGCTCGCGGGCGCGGCCGGTGCAGGCATCGCGTATCTCAATGCCGACGGGGAGGCACAGCTCCTCACGCCGAAATCTCCGACGCCGCTGGTCGAAGGCTTCATTACGACCTCTTAATGCGCGACGTGTGCGCCGGCTGGGGCGTGCCTGCAGAATTCTTCTGGTCGATCGCCAAGCTTGGCGGCGCAAACACGCGGTTCGTGCTGAGCAAGGCCGACCTCCTTTTTCAGATGCTTGCCGACGGGCTCATCTACCGCTTCTGCACTCCGATCGCGTACCGCTACCTGAAGCATCGGATTGAGACGGGCAAGCTGCGCGCTCCGAAAGATCCAGACTGGGCGCGCAAGATGAGCTGGCAGACGCCACCGCGCGTGACCGTGGACAACGGCAACGAAGGTGCGCTGCAGATCGAACTGCTCGCGAATGGCCTCATCACTCTCCGCCAGTACTGCAATGCGCGCGGCCTGAACTACCGCCATGAAATGCGGCAGTGGATCCGCGAGCCGATCGAGTTTGTGAAGATGGCTGCCGTCGAGCTCAAGGGCGCGGACATTCCCCAGGACGTGAAAGACAAAATCCTCGAGCGCTGGAGCACGAACCTCCCGATCTGGCGCGCAGCCAAGCCCGGAGCGGTCACGGCCCAGCCCAACGAAACAGAGGCACCGCAAAAGCCAGGTGCCACCACTGAGGAAGAGAAAGAAGCCGCATGAGACTCCAACGCATTCAGGAACTGGTCTATCACACGTCCTGGCTGATCACTCCGACGGGCCACGAGTCCATTCGCGCTCTGGTTGAAACGAAGCTCGCCCGTGCGGCAGACGCTGACGACGGACTTCGCGCGGGCATCCTCGATGAGTTGATCACCAAGCGTCCCGAGCCATCCGTGGGAAGACGGCGTCGGACATGTCCACATCGTCGGTGCCGTCGCATCGGCTTTTCGAAGCTTGAGAAAACGTGCGGCAATACCGACGTGAGCGATCTTCTCGCGGAGCTCGCCGAAGTGCAGGAAAAGGGAGCTGAGCGCATCATGCTGCACGTCGATTCACCGCGGAACCGTCGGCGGAATTCCGGAAGCAGCTGCGGCGATCGCAAAGATCAGCGTCCCCCACTTTTGCCTACGTCGGCGCAGGCG